CAAAAAGTATATAAACCATATTATCATTGGATTATATTTGATGATGGTTCTGAAATAAAATGCTCAGATAATCATTCATTTGGTAAAGAAAGAATTAAAGCATCAACAATCAAGGTTGATGATTTTTTGCAAGGGAAAAAAGTAGTATATAATGAAATAGTAGAAGAAGGAATATATCTTTATGATTTATTAGATGTTGGTGAGGATAATCTTTATTATTCTAATAGTATAGTATCACATAACTGTGAATTCCTTGGATCACTTGACACCCTAATTGCACCAAGCAAACTTCGATCTCTGGTCTATGAAACACCAAGACAGAGCGGAAGTGGTTTAGATGTATATTTTGATCCAGAAGATGATCATGATTATTTGATTACGGTTGACGTTGCTAGAGGGGTTGGGAGTGATTATTCTGCATTTGTTGTAATTGACATAACTACATTTCCACATAAAGTTGTTGCGAAATATAGAAATAATGAGATTAAACCCATGCTATTCCCAAGTGTCATCTATGAAGTAGCAAAGAATTACAATAGTGCATATATTCTTTGTGAAGTGAATGATGTTGGGGATCAAGTTGCGAGCATTTTACACTATGATTTAGAGTACCAAAATATTTTAATGTGCTCTATGCGTGGTAGGGCTGGGCAAATTGTTGGTCAAGGATTTTCGGGAAAAAAGACACAAATGGGTGTCAAAATGTCCAAAACTGTAAAGAAGATAGGAGCACTCAATCTCAAGACCATGATTGAGGAAGATAAACTCATCTTTTACGATTATGATATTATGTGCGAATTGACGACCTTCATTCAAAAGCATAACTCATTTGAGGCAGAAGAAGGATGTAATGATGACCTAGCAATGTGTTTGGTGATCTATGCTTGGTTAGTCGCCCAAGATTATTTTAAGGAACTGACAGATCAAGATGTCAGAAAAAGATTATATGAAGAACAAAAGAATCAAATAGAGCAAGACATGGCTCCATTTGGATTTATTGTTGATGGATCTGCAGACACAAGTTTCGTTGATGAAAATGGCGATCGATGGTACACAGATGAATATGGAGACATGTCACACATGTGGGACTATATGTAAATTTGTAAAATAATAAATATTTTTAGAATTATCTGAGTTTCAGGAGCAAAAAAACATGGCGACTCCTCAATTGTCTCCCGGCGTACTGATTAGGGAGGTTGACTTAACAGTAGGAAGAGCTGATAATGTTTTAGATAATATTGGAGCAATTGCGGGTCCGTTCAGCATTGGTCCAGTTGAAGATCCAATTGACATTTTTACCGAGCAAGATCTCATCAAAACCTTCGGTAAGCCTCTTTCCACAGATGCCCAGTATGAATACTGGTTGAGTGCTTCATCTTTCCTTTCATATGGAGGCATTCTTAAGGTCGTTAGAGTGGATGGTGGTTCATTAAATAATGCTAATGCTGGCGTTGGTGCGGCATACACCAATGCTGTAAAGATCAAGAATTTTGACGACTATGAGGCAAATTGGGCAGATGATATTGCCGACTATGTATTTGCTGCTAAAAATCCAGGAACTTGGGCAAATAACCTCAAGGTTTGCATGATCGACGACTTGGCAGACCAAACAATTGGTATTGCCACCGCAAACCTTGGAGCAGCTGGTGCTATTGTTGGTTACGCAGTTACTGTTGGTCTCAGTAGCGTATTTGCTGGAGTAGGTGCTACATCAGTATTCACCGGTTCTCTTAGAGGTATTATTACTGGTGTTACAACCAACGCAACTGGAAACAGCTATATTGACGTTAAGATCGTTGATAGAGTTACTTCTGCTGGAGTTGCAACAGCAATTAATTATGCAGAAAATGCAAGAGCGTACTCCTTCGCCAAGTTTGACTCCCTCAGCTTCGTCAACAATAACGGCCTTGGTGTTGGAACTGGATTTGTTGCCCAAGAGGTAGATGATTGGTATGAAAGCCAGAAACTAGAACTCACAAATGCTTCAATCTACTGGAGATCTATTGCTCCAAAACCTCAAACCAACCGCTACTGCCTTGATAGAAGCTGCAAGAACGACGCACTTCACGTTGTGGTTGTTGATGATACTGGTCTTGTAACCGGAATCACAGGAAATCTGATTGAAAAGCACATCAATATTTCCAAGGCAAAGGATTGTATCTCTGCAGTCAATTCTCCACAGAAGATCTTCTGGAAGGAGTATATTGCACTCTACTCTGGTCAACTCTATGTTGGAGACAATCCTTCCACAGGAGTCGATACATATCATGACACAACTCCAAGAGCAGTTGGATTTACAACTGTAGGTGGACACATCAAGATCACAGAATCTGATGGATCTTGGAACCGCGATGCTCAGGGAATTACATTCAGTTCTATTGGTAATGTCACATACAACCTCCAAGGTGGTGTGGACTACTCATCTGCTGGTGGTATGAAAGCAGAACTCGGAGATCTGATCACAGCATATGAACTCTTCTCCAACAGAGATGAAGTTTCTGTCGATTATCTTCTACAGGGTCCTGGTCTTCTCAGCAAGGAAGAGTCGCAAGCAAAGGCAAATCATCTAATCTCCATGGCAAACCTAAGAAAGGATTGCATGGCGATGATTTCACCTCACCGCACAGACGTTGTTGATGTAACAAATACAAACACCCAAACTGATAATGTAATCCAATTCTTCAGTTCACTTGGATCTTCTTCCTACGTGGTGTTTGATAGTGGTTATAAGTATATGTATGACCGCTTCAACAACAAGTTCCGTTATATTCCTTGCAACCCAGACGTTGCTGGTCTATGCGTTAGAACAAGCATCTTTGCTTATCCTTGGTTCTCACCAGCTGGTCAGCAAAGAGGCATCCTAAACAACGCCATCAAACTGGCATACAATCCAAACAAAGCGCAAAGAGATAGACTCTATCCACAGCGCGTAAATGCTATCGTGAATCAGCCTGGAATTGGCATCCTACTCTTCGGTGATAAGACCGCACTTGGATATTCATCAGCATTCGACAGAATCAACGTTCGTCGTCTCTTCCTGACAGTTGAGCAAGCACTCGAAAGATCTGCGCAAGCACAACTCTTTGAACTGAATGATCAAATCACAAGAGCAAACTTTGTAAACATCGTCGAACCATACCTCCGTGATGTTCAAGCAAAGCGTGGTCTTTATGGATTCCTAGTTGTTTGTGATGAGACAAACAACACTCCAGATGTTATTGATAATAATGAGTTCCGCGCAGACATCTTCCTGAAGCCTGCGAAGTCCATCAACTATGTAACTCTAACCTTCGTAGCAACTCGCACCGGAGTTGATTTTGAGGAGGTTGCAGGTACAGTTTGATCCTGATCATTTCTTAAAAACATTCAATTCAAGAAGAGGAACTAAAAAATGGCAACAATTCCAGTAAGAGGCGTATCTCAATTTAAGTCTCAATTGGTTGGCGGCGGTGCCCGCCCCAACCTCTTTGAGGTGGACGTAACTTTCCCCTCCGGAGTAAATCTTGGTGTTCAAGGTGATGGTGGCGGATCATTCAACTCAAATAATTTCAGATTCTTGTGCAAGGCAGCTGCCCTGCCAGCATCCAACGTTGCACCAGTAGACGTACCTTTCAGAGGACGCATTTTGAAAGTTGCTGGAGACAGAACTTTCGATACTTGGACAATCACAATCATCAACGATGAGGACTTCAGCCACAGAAGATCCTTTGAAGCGTGGATGCAAAATATTGCACAATACGGCGACCACTCTGGTCTGGTAAATCCAGCAGATTATATGGGTATGGCAAAGGTTTATCAACTTGGAAGAGCACCAGTAGTTCAGCAAGGAAATGCAACAAATTCCGGAAATGCTGAGATTCTGGCACAATATCAGTTTGTTGATATTTTCCCAACAAACGTTTCTGCAATTGACCTGTCTTATGAGTCTACTGACACAATTGAAGAATTCACAGTTGAAATGCAAGTTCAATACTACTACCCAGAAGCAGCTGGCGCAGGTGCCTGATCTCAACCAAGATAAATAGAAGAAATCAATTAGTTTTCTATAATAATGGCACGTTTGTTTGGTTTCTCTATTGAAGACGGCTCAGATAATCTATCCCCCACTACAGTATCCCCCGTTCCTCAATCAAATGAGGACGGGGTTGATTACTATCTAACTAGTGGGTTCTTTGGGTCGTATGTAGATATTGAAGGAATTTATAGAACTGAATTTGATCTTATCAAGAGATATAGGGAAATGGCCCTTCACCCAGAGTGTGATAGTGCTATTGAAGATATTGTTAATGAGGCTATTGTATCAGACTCTAATGATGTTCCTGTAAAGATAGATTTATCAAATCTTAATGCTAGTGATGGCGTTAAGAAGAGAATCAGAGAAGAATTTAAACATATTCTAAGTCTCTTAGATTTTAATAAGAAGTGTCATGAAATCTATAGGAACTGGTATGTTGATGGTAGAATCTATTATCACAAAGTAATTGATTTTAAAAATCCACATGAAGGAATTCAGGATTTGAGGTATATCGATTCTATGAAGATTCGATATGTTCGCCAACAAAAGAAAGCAAATAATGAAAGTGTGGGTCAAGCGTATATTAAAAGGGAGACAGAAAATCCATTAAGTTACGATTTTCCGGAAATTGAAGAGTATTTTATCTACAATCCAGAGAGAAATTATCCATCACAAAACCCCGCATCTATGGGTGGTGAAGGTGGCATCAAAATTACAAGAGACGCTATTGCATATTGCAACTCTGGTTTGATTGATAGAAACAAGGGAATCTGTCTTTCATATCTACACAAAGCAATTAAGTCACTCAATCAACTTAGAATGATTGAGGATAGTCTTGTTATTTACAGACTGTCTCGTGCCCCAGAAAGAAGAATTTTCTATATTGATGTTGGCAATCTTCCCAAGGTGAAGGCAGAGCAATATCTGCGTGATGTGATGATGAGATATAGAAATAAACTCGTATATGATGCATCCACAGGAGAAATCCGAGACGATAAGAAGTATATGAGTATGTTGGAAGATTTCTGGCTTCCACGTAGAGAGGGTGGAAGAGGAACAGAAATTACAACTCTACCCGGTGGACAGAATCTTGGTGAAATTACTGATATTGAATACTTCAAGAAGAAGTTGTATCGCTCCCTGAATGTTCCTCCATCAAGAATGGATGGCGATGGTGGATTCAATCTTGGTCGCTCATCAGAAATTCTGAGAGATGAACTGAAGTTCACCAAATTTGTGGGTCGTTTAAGAATGAGATTCTCCAACATGTTTAGTGATATTTTGAAGACACAACTTATTCTAAAAAACATCATTACCCCAGAAGACTGGGATAAGATGGCTCAACATATTCAATATGATTTTCTATATGACAATCACTTCTCAGAATTGAAGGATGCTGAGCTTATGACCGAAAGGTTGAATTTGGTTGCAACAGCAGAACCATATGTTGGCAAATATTTCTCAAAAGAATATGTGAGAAGGCAGATTCTTCGCCAGACTGATGAAGAGATGCTCGAACAAGATAAACTGATTGAGAAGGAAATTGAGAATGGTGAAATCCCCGATCCAAATGCGATGATTGATCCACAGACAGGACAACCTATGGATCCTTCTATGCAACCAGATCTGGGAAATCCGATGATGGAACCAGACTTAGAATCTGATGCTGCAGTAACACAAGTGCCAGATGGCGGTGAAATATAAATAGTGGAGAAATTTAACTATGCCAAACATGGAAATGGATGATTTAATGGATATGATTGTTGCAGATAGTTCACCCGCAGACATTAGTGACAAGATCAAAGATATTCTATTTGCAAAAGCATCGGAGCGTGTTGATGTTGCACGTCCAATCGTAGCAAATACGATTCTGAATCCACCTAGTGATGTGGAGTGATGAATAAAGA